ATCCCGCATATAGCTTTCCCACAGACGCTTCCAGCCCTGTTCCGTCATCCGCTGGCCTTTATCGTTGTGCAGCACATACAGGCAGTCGTCCCGCTGCGTTCTGAGGTAGTCCACCAGAATCTTCGGGATACTGACTACACGGGAACCGGCTTCGGTCTTCGGCTTCTTTGTGCGCTTGCCGGTGAAGTTATAGCCTTTGGTGACGGTGATCGTGGCCGCGTCCAGATCGACGTCGGCCCATGTAAGGGCGGTGGCTTCGCCGCGGCGAAGGCCAGAGTACAGAAGCAGCATCGCGGCCCGCTGGGCCTTGTGCGGCGTTTCCCTGATCCACTGTTGCTGTTCTTCCGAAATTGGCTCACGGGGCTCCGCAGGGGCTCCGGCGGGGCAGGTGACTTTGATGATGGGATTATAGAGCACGATCTCCGGGATTGCGAGGTCATACGCCGCCTTGGCACTGGAACGCAGATTGGTCAGCGTGAAGTGGGACAGGGGAGGCTTGCCGTCGTGCCAGTCGGCCAGCTCGTTCAGCACCCGCTGGAAGTCGGCGGCTTTCAGCTCCCCGGCGGGCATATCCTTCAGGGCACCCCATGCGTCGCGGTTGTTCGCGTAGCGGGCAAGGCTTTTCTCGCCGATGCCCTTGGCCTTTTTGACCGCGATCAGGTTGTCGTACAACTTGCCCAGCGTCGCGTTGCTCTGCTCCGGATCGAGGCCCTTGCTGATGGCAGCACGATATTCTGCGGCGGCCGCTTTGGCTTCCCGCTCCGTCGCGCCGTAGAAGGACTTGAATTTCTTGTTGCCGTCCTCGTCTTTCCCGATGTACACCCGGTAGCGGTAACGGCCATCCGTGTTCTTCTTGTTCCTTGCCATAAAAATTTCAGCTCCTTTGGGTCAGGCGCGAGCTGATGTGGTATAATGACCTTGTCAGATACGCACCCATGATAAGAATTCTCCTTTTTAGTTTCCGACATTCTGATTTCTCATTGGTATCGACTACGCAGAAAATCCCGGCAGACTTCCGACATCTGCCGGGATTTTCTGTTCTATAACTCCGTTGGTGTTGTGAAGCCCACTAACGAGGGTATTGCTATTTAGGGCCAATGTAAATGATAACTTGACAAACAACGCGGGAAGAGGCTATAATCAAACTGCAACTAATATTTAGTTACAGAAAGAGGGCGGGCTGCATAAAATATGAGTAAGGTGGAAACCTTGATACGAAAGCTCTGTCAGAAGCCCACACCGGCAGACTTTCGATACTCGGATCTCAAAAAAGTAATGGCCTATTTTGGATATGTGGAGTCCAATAAGGGGGCAACTTCAGGTTCTCGTGTGCGTTTTTACAACGAAAAGACCAAAGCTGCCATCATGCTACATAAACCGCATCCGGGTGACCAGATGGTAAAAGGTGCGGTTGAAAGCGTAGTGATTTTCTTAAAGGAGCATGGACATATATGAATAGTGTATTGCATTATAAGGGCTATTCGGCGAGACCGGAATATTCGGCAGATGATCAAATCTTCTATGGTAAAATTCTCGGCATTGATGACTTGGTAGATTTCTATACAGAAGATGCGCGGAAAATCGAACTGGAGTTTCACGCCGCAGTAGATGATTACTTGGCTTTTTGCAAAGAAATCGGAAAAGACCCACAAAAAACATTCAGTGGAACTTTTAATGTCCGAGTTGTGCCGGAATTACATCGAAAAGCCGCGTTAAAAGCGCAAGAAGACTGCACAACCTTAAATCGGGTAGTAGAAGAAGCGTTAAAAGAATATCTGGAACCGAGAGAATCCAAAACCTCTATCATGGTCGTACCACCGGAAATGGTAAAGCAGTTCACGCAGCCTGTTCCGATCGTAAAAGCGGCTGGGACCGAGGGAACATTCTATGGGGATTCGACAAAACAGTGGAGTAATTTTCTTAACAAGAAAGGGAGCGTCAAGGTATGCTGAGAGAACTCTTTGATGGAACATGCCGGGTGATTCCGGTACATATTGAGTGGAAAATGCTTGATTTGGCCAACGACAAAGAGAAAAAAGTGGAGATCATTGTGGAAGATTCGGTTGATTGGAAAAAAGAAGACGACTGCCTTTGCGTGACCTGCACCCGGCGAGTTGGCTTTTCGCCAGAGTGCAATTTTTCAATCGTAGTGTCCTATGCAGTGGAACACATTTTAGCCAAACCTCATTCGTTGGACACTGTTTCGGACGACGAAATCGATTCTGAAGTTCACGAGCATATTGGCTACTATATTCAGGAAAATCAAGGGCTGATGGGCCGAGTCTCACTTATCATTTCCCAGTTGACTTCCGCCTTTGGTGCACCTCCGCTGATCCTGCCGCCCAGCTATCAGATGGAGTCAGATACTTGATTACATAATAAGGGAGTGACCCCGTTGGTGTTGTGAAGTTCACCAACGGGGTTATTTGTTATCATCAGAGCGCACGGAAAAAAGCGTCAATCAGCTCTTCTTTGACGTGACCATCAACGATGGTTCCGTTTTTGCTTACAACAGTCTGGTCAATATCTGTGATGTTGCGGAGATTCTTGTCTCTCGTACCGCCAGCCTGTGCATAAAGATCATACAGAGTAAGAATTTCATTTTTCATCTCATCCGTTAGCGAAAAATCAATAGTTTCTGTTCCGTTGATGCGAACCTGAATTTCTTCGTCTCTATGCTCTTCAAGATCATTCATAAAACCGACAGTTTCGCGCTTCATCATAATGCCAATGGTTTCCATGATGGTATTATCATTTATCCGAGATTTAGAAGTAAAGCAGTTTGAAAAGTTGTATCGGTTGTCGCCAATTTTAATTATAATACTCTTCATTCCAGCCAGACTGGATTCAAAACAATTGAAATAAATCTGGTAGGTATCATATGAATCTGTAAGGAATATATTAGGACCTACAGTCAAAAGCGATCCGTCATCAAATGTGATAACAGAATCGTATTCGTCACCCGAAAGGCAAATGCCTGTTTCACCAGACATATCGTCCGAAGAAATCGACACATCCTGCCGCCCATCAAACACACCCATGTTAAACGCCGAGGTCGCCAGCGCTGGAACAGAGGCCGAAATCATTATGGCCGCAGCCAGCGCGAGGGAAACGATTCTCTTTTTCATTCGCATTATAGATTCCTCCTAATACAATGTTGGTATTGACGGATACCAACGGGGTTATTTGTTTGACCAAAATCCAATCACACGATAGATTACGGAAAGAATAACAGGAAAAGCGAGTGCTACAGCAAAAATCTGTTTGTCTTTCTTCTCGAACATGAGGTAAAGGTCCGTATGGCGCTCATATAGAATTTGAACAATCCCATATGAGAACCACAAGAGGACAAGGGGGACAAAAGCAGAAGCAAGAATGCCGACAACAATAAAGAGCGGGTCGGAAAAAGGGCAACAGGCAATAAAGAGAGCAACGGATAAACTTGAGAAGACAAGAGCGATGTGGAGACGCCCTATGTCCATTTGCGCATTATCCTTTTTCTCGACTTCTAACTTAGACTGACACGCAGTTAAATCGGAGCGACAATTGGCCAGCTCATTTGCGAGACAATTTGCACGGAGGTATAAAGACCAAAATTTTCCTTCGTCGTGTGTTTGCTCAAAGGCGTCACTGATATCTTGTAGCTTTTGCAATTCGACATGATATTGCTCAAAATCATCGTTGGAAAGATGATTATGACTGGACATTGGATCGTAATCTGAAAACATGACGTTCTCCTTATATGATTAAACCGCTTCGGGAAGCCGAGGCGGTTATTTTTTATGCGTCCTTTGCAGCCACGCCAAGCGCAGCATCTTTTTTATAACGTCCGGTAAGCACGAGGTCTTCGACATACTCCACGGCCTTGGTTTGGCCCTCATCGTTGAGCTGGTCAAACGTGTCCAAAAGCCTGATTTGAAGCGGGGATAAAGAGATTTTACCGTTTGTGGTAGTATCCGATAGATCGTCAAGAGTGTAACCCATGCAATGAACGACAGCTGAAACGGTAGACAGCTGGGGGTCTTTGGTCTGTCCGGAAAAGAGTTTGTTTAGAGTCCCTTTGGGAACAGAGGAGACAATCGAAATCTGCTCAATTGTCATGCCACTGTTTTTTTTCAATTGATTTAGGTTGTCGAGCCACATTGTAAAATTCTCCTTTCTGCCTTCGCCTCTATTATAAGGAAACAAAAAACGCTTGTCAACAATAAATTACCGAATGATATAAAAAACTAGAGCAAAAGGGTTGACTTTTACCGTATTAGGATGTACAATCGTTATGTAAATTACCGTAAAAGGTAAATTCGAAAAAGAAACACAATAGAGAAATGGAGGATTCAACATGGACAATCTGAAAGCCGAAATGCAGAGGAATGGTCTGACCGTAAAGGATATTATGGGGACAATCGGATGCTCAGAAAAGACAGCCCGTAACAAAATCAATGGGGAGACGGATTTTACGTATCCGGAAGCAGAGAAGGTTCGGAATACCTTGTTTCCGGGACTTCGGATGGAGTATCTCTTCCGTTCTAGTCCGGCCAGCCCGAAGAAGAGCGCGTGAAAGGAGGGTGCAAGGTGGCAGAAGACATGAAAAAGCCCTGCGAGCCTATGGAAGAGGCGGGCAGGGACTACACGACTGTATTTTGTGAGACAGACTCATTGTGTGCTGCGCTGGATGAATTATGCTCCGCATTAAATTTCTGGTATGGTTCAATGAACAACCCGTGGCAGCGGGAAGATCGGGCTTACCGGAAGATGCTGGCTAAACAGACTCAGGCGGCATTGAAGCGAGTATTGGCCGAATCAGCTTCGGAATCGTAGCACGCATAACGGTATTCACTGCACGAGGGTCTTTATAAAAATTGATCTCGCCAGATTGAAACCGGCGGAAAATCTCCCGGTAGCAGTCAACACAAGCTTGGCAGCCATCGAAGCGGGGGCAACCGCTCGGATAGGAAAATGCCGGTGTTTGGCCGGGGCCCAGCACCATCTGTATTTCGGCGTAGAGCCTAGGAGAAGTTTCAGGGAGACACATCGGGCAACTGATGTAAAAATCAATGATATAGGACATAAAGCTCACCTCCTTCCGGGGCTATTATAGCATAACCGGATGGAGCTGAAGGAAAAGAGCGCGTGAAAGGAGAGTAGATGGACAACAAGAAAAAAGCCCGCATGAGGCGGGCGCAGAGGATGGCGTTGCGCAATGGCAGACGGGACAGGGTGTTTACCGTAACATATCGGGATTACCTGCCGACAGAAGGACAAAGAACTGATTCTCGTAGCTTTCCAGAATATCTGCTTCCCGTTTTGAAAGACTGGCGGTCAGGCACTGATATGCACAGGCTTGCTGAAGCGCAAGAAGGTCAAAGTCAGACATGGGTAGACAAAAGGTGCAAGAGCGCATGAAAAAATCCCCCGGCGGAAGGGCGGGGGATAGAGAGATGAAGAGGTTACACAGAAAAACAGACTTTAAGGAAAGACTTTCCAAGAGGAGTAAGCTTAACAAGTCCTCTTTCGAGATTAGCTTTTACAACGGTGGAATCATCATCAGGATGCTTAAAGCCACCAACAGGGGGAGGAATGATAAGAGATTTCATAGATAAGTATGTCTCCGTTTTATAAAAAGAGTCGTATATACCGGGATCTGTTATGTATGACATATAAGTGATCTCTACCAGTCCCTGACGTACAAGTGAACCTAGTGAGGCGGCTTGAAGAAGTAAATCATCGATATTTGTCATGTTCGGATTTGCAACAAAGTAATCGGCAAAGAAAACCTTATAGGAATCATCAAAATTGATCAAACGGTATTCGACAATGGGCAGTTGCTCATTATTACGAAATAACCCAAGATTTTCCGCGTCAAGAGGCGAAAGCTGTGAGATGATGGCAGCAAAAGACGGATGGACTTCCATCTGATACCGGGTATCAGCAGCATTTGCAATGAGATTTTGAAACATTTCACTGATCTGTGGTTCTTGCAAACAGTATTTTGCAGCTTCAACCGCGGGTCCAACTACCTGAAGCTTCGGTTCAGTTAAAACTTCTGCCGGTTTGGCGCTTACTTTTTCATCAAGGCCTGTTCGGAATACTTCGAGATCGTGGTCATATTGAGCTTGCTGTTTTGCAACCTTGAAATGCAACCGACCTGTTATGAGAAAAAGTAAATCTGAGAGGGTTGAGCCAATCTCTTTAGCGAGTGGATTTAACATTGACTTTACCGGTTTATCAATGCAATCAGGAACAAGCTTAACGGTAGAATCGTCGTCAGACATTTTAACACCATTCCTTTCATTGGAGAACGTATGAAAAGATTTATTACAAAAATAAGAATACTGGATTTGCAACTGAAAATCAAATGCTGTGCAGTGATTTGTTCGATTTGTGAGAAAATCGAGCGAAAATTGTACAAATACACTACATTTCAAGAGATGGCCGAATCGGAACCGGAAGCGTCTGAAGCTGAAGAGTAGCAGGTCTTTCGGAGGAAATTGTATCATAGGGAGACAAAAGGTGCAAGAGCGCGTGAGAGGAGATGGACAGGATGAAAAAAGCGAAGATCTGGGATGCGCGGCAGTTGCCCGCGTTTCTGACGCCGAAGGAATACAGCGCACTGATGGGCATTGACCCGAAGACGGTGCAGCGGATGTGCCGGACGGGCCAACTGCCCGCCCACAAGGAAGGGCCGCGGCTGTGGCGCATCGATAAGAATGCCGCGCTGGCGTGGCAGAAAGAATTCCAACAAGAAAGGCCCGCCGGTGCTGGAACACCGACGAGCCTCAAGGTGACAGGTTGAGAAGGGCCTATCACCACAAATTTACCACAGAACAGGAGAAATTGCAAATGAAAAAGAAGTTGAAGGCGAATGCCTACTACATGGGCTCCATCCTGCTGGGGGTGGGCGTGCTGGTGTGCTCGTCCGGCATTGAGCACAGCGAGGGCTGGGCGATGTTCGGCTGGCTGGCCGCAGCGCTGGTACTGGGCAGCGTGGCCCTTGGGCTGGCCGCGAAGGGCATTGTGGCCGAGCAGCAGCCGGACGAGGGCCGGAAGGTACACAAAGCACCCACCGGCACCGTGACAGCGGGCCGCCGCAGCGGAAGAAAGGCAGGGTAAAGATGAAGTGCCGGGTACACATTGAGTGCCGGAGAGCGAAGATGGTGGAGTGCATCGCGTATGTGGTGCAGACGGACAGTGCGAAGGAAGCCAAGGAAAGGGCCCTGCACACGGCCCGGCAGTACTACTCGGAGTTTGACAAATTCCGGGCCTACCATGTGGAGGAACTTGGAAAATGACGCTGGAACAATACAAAGCAAAGCTCGATGAAGAGCTGAAAGCGATAGACTGGCACGAGCGGGACATCAAGAACAGCCGTGCTTACAAGGTGCTGAGCGCGGCAGCGCTGGATCGGGAAAACGTACCGATGGAAGAATGGCTTAAATTGAACGCCTATTTTTACAAGCGCATTAAGGAATTGCAAGGATGACACGGAATGGATGGGACTCAGTGTGCCCACGTGTTCGAAATCACGCAGCCGGAATGTCTGGTCTGTGCCGGACGGAACCGAAGCTGCGAAAAATTTGTAGAACGGAGAATGTCGGATGAAAAAGAAAATGAACCTTGCGGCAGAGATCGACCTGACGCAGGACAGTGTGGTGCAACTGACGTGCTGGTGCGGGCAGATCGCCCTACACGAGCTGTGGGGGTTGGGGCGTGTGCGGCTGGATCGGATCACCCGGCGGCAGGAGCAGCTGGGCAACGAGAGTCTGGCTGTGGTGATGGTGCCGGATCGCAACGGG